ATTGGGCCTACTAGAGGATTGTCAAGTCCAAAGAATAGTAGACGCGCGTGTTTGTGTTTAGATAGACCAACATACTCCGTTGAATGTTGTAAAGGTGCATTAATGCAACAAGGTATTGGTGTGATAGAGTCTCCTACAAGAACAGGAGGTGGTGGATTTAGTGATGGATACTCTGATGGTTTCAATACTGAATTATAATTAAAATAAAATATAGAAATGTCTGAAATATCAAAACAAGCTTTAAAGGTTGACAATAGTCAATCGTTTCCAGATAACAATGCGGGTGCAATTACTCCATCTGATTTAAGAGCATTCAATGTAAATATGATTGACTCTTTGGTTGACGAGATTGGATACAATGTAGATAGTGCAAGTTGGAATAACTCTGTATCTAGATTAAATACTTTTACTTCATCTCAGCAACCTTCATTCAATGCATTAAATTCTTTTACTGCATCTCAATTAAGTATCAATACAGGTGTTAATAGTTTTACACAATCTGCAAATGGTAGATTGAATAACATAGAACAATACACTGCAAGTTTTACATCTTCTGTTGAGATATATGATGAGAGTACATTAGTAAGTGATAACATTGATAAGATTGCATTTAGTGGTAATGGTATTTCTGCATCTTATGTTAGTGGTAAGGCAGTAGTAAGTGTAAACTTTACTCCGTTAAACCAATTCACTGCATCTACATCTCAATCACTATACCAATTACAAGATAACTTTAATACATTCACTCAATCTACTGATAATAGTATTGCATTGATTGAACAAGTGACTGCATCTTATGCAACGACAGGTTCTAACACATTTACACAAAACCAAAACTTTGAAAAGAATATTTCAGTAACTCAAAGTGTTTATGTAGGTGGAAACATATATGTAGATGGTGGAATTGAAGCAAGATACATACAAACAATCTATGAAACTGCATCTGTAATATATTCTTCTGGTAGTAATCAGTTAGGTGATGAGCCATTGGATACACAAATCCTTAGTGGTAGTACATTTGTAGAAGGTCAATTATATGTAAATAAATTAAATGTAACTGACCAATTTGCATTAATCAATTCATTTACTGCATCTCAATTAGTAATCAATAGTGGATATAATACATACACTCAATCTACTAATGCAGATTTAGATGCAATACATCAAACAACATCTTCATTAAACTCTTACTCTGCAAGTAATACACAAAGAGTAGATGTGTTATCTTCTTTTACTGCAAGTTATGCAACGACAGGTTCAAATGTATTCACAGGTGACCAAACTTTAACGGATGCATCTGGTAACTTCTATACAATAACGGATGCATCAGGCTCTATGATGTTAGTTGCTAAATCATTCACATCTGCATCTGCACATTTTACATCATCAGGTAATTTTGTGAATGTAATATTCAAAACGAATGATGGAACTAACGATACAGTTATATCAGGTAGTGGAAACATCTTTGCAAACCAAGCTTCAGTAACCGCAGGCTTTAAAAGATATGTGGGTGGAAACTTTAATATATTTGCAGGAGCTACATCAGTTCCTCAAATAAGTGGGTCAATGGGATTTTCACCGATAATCACTACTAACTATCTTGCAGGAGCTATGTCAATGAGAGGACCTGTTAGTTCATCTGCATGGACAATAACACAAAATAATATTTTAGGAACTGTAAATATTGGAAGTAGTGCAGTATTAAATGCAGAAAGATTAACTTCTGGAATTGGTATGAGTCAAAACTATATAGGAGGAACTCTATCAGTAATTGCAAACCAATCATTCTTAACGAGCAGTGCAAATATACTTAGTGGAAATAATATAAATGGAGCTGCACTATTAGCTTTAAGTTCATCTGCAGTTATCTTTTCAAATAACACAATTAACGATAATGCATTTGTATTTAACAATCAATATTGGTCATCATCAGTTGGATTAGGTCAATCAACTGTTGCGAAAAATACTATCGCAGGAACATCAAACATAATTACTATATCTGGCTCACAAGCTACAGGAACTATAAATGCACCTAGTGTAATTGATAATATTTTGGGTGGTGGTGCTAATATTATTTATGTTGATGTTGCAAATGCAAGAGTGAGTGGTTCACTTTCATATAATAATACAAATAGAAGTATAATTTATGGTCAAGGTTTAATTGTATCAGCTAGTTCATTTGTAGGAGACTTATCATCACAGGGTTCTGCATTCTTTGGTAGATATAACTCTATTGATGGAACAAAAGACTTATCTGCAGAAACAATATTTGCAGTAGGTACTGGTAACACAACTACAAGAAAGACAGGTTTCTTAATTGATAGTGGTTCAAACACATTCGTAGAAGGTACTTTAAATATAAGTGGAGCAATTTATAATAATGTAGTATCAATGTCTGTAAATGCACAAACTGCATCTTTGGATATGAGTTTAGGAAGTTACTTTACTTTGTCTTTACCAACCGGTACATCAACAAATATTAATGTAACTAATAACAGACCAGGTATGACTGCAATGTTGCAAATTACAACTGCAACAAATGCATCTGCATCGTTCTCTACAAATATTAAACAACCTGCTGGATTTGCATATGTACCTTCAACTGGTAGTGGTGCAATTGATTTAATAACATTAGCATCATTTAGTACATCATCTGTATTTGTAGCTAATGTGACAAACTTAGTATAATGATAATAAAACCTATTTCGTATCTAACACAAAAATTACAAGTTGGTATCTTCTATCAAGGAGGTATCATCGTTTATGTAGATGCAAAAAATCAAAGAGGATTAATTGTAGGAACAGAAGATATAAGTCCTGCATCTACATTTGTAAGTTGGCAAGAACAATCATATTCACCAGTTACTACAACGAATGTGTATGGTAGTGGATTACAAAATACAATTAATATAGAGGCATCTCCTACTGCAACACCTGCAGCAACTTTATGTTTAGATTATACAGGTGGTGGTTATACTGATTGGTTTTTACCTAATCCTGTTGAGATGTTGTATGTTTATCAAAATAGACAATTTGTTAGTGGTTTAACTAATACATTATATTGGACATCACATTCTATTGCATTTAATACTGCACAGGCTTTTGATTTTAACCCATCATCACCATATGTAAATAATATTGCAAACCCATCAAGACAATATAGTTTAGCATCAACTCCATATGCAGGTTATGTTAGACCATGCAGATATATTACATTCACATAAACAAAAATAACTATTTTTTAATCAACCTTTGTTATTAAAGGTATAAAACAAACAAACATGACTTCAAAAACTGTATTAAGTAAGATATTAACTTTGTTATCTTTAGATGAGAAGGTTGAATTGACTTACGCAAAATTGAAAGACGGAACTATTGTTGAGTCCGCAACATTTGATGTAGGTGAAGACCTATTCGTAGTATCAGAAGATGGTACTAAAACTCCTGCTCCAAACGGAGAACATGAATTAGCATTGACTGATGAGTCAGGAAATGAAAATCTAATCAAAGTAATTTCTGAAGACGGTAAAATCGTTGAAAGAGAGAATGTTGAATTAGAGACTGTTAAAGTAGAAGAAATTCCACAAGCTTCTGGTGACTTAGAAAAAGTAAACGAAGTGCCTGACCAAAAGAACCAAGTAAAAGATGGTACTTTGAAAATGGCAGAAGAAACTGAAGAAGTTGAACCAATCCCTGCAGATGCAACTAAAGAAGATGAGTCTGAGGAAGAAGAAGGTCCAGAAGTAGAAATTGAATTAGGTAAGAAATTAGAACAAATGGCTTACAGAATTGAAGAGATGGAAAAGAAAATGCAAAAGATGGAAGAAGCAATGATGCCACCAGTTGACCAAGAAGTTAACCAAGAAGTTGCAGGAATTAAAATGGCAGAAGAAGAAGAGTTACCAAAATTAGATGGTGCTCCGATTGAACAAGGTTTAAAGTTCTCTGCAGAAAACTCTAAAAATTATGGTAAAAAAGTAAAAGATAGTCAATCTTCTTTCTTATCTAAATTATATAATTAATATTATTAACAATCCCAAAAAGGAAAAAAATGAACAAATTACAAAAATTCGCACTTCCTACTATCAACAACAGCACTTACGCTGGTGAGGCAGCAGCAGGATACATCGCAGCAGCGTTGTTAAGTGCAAACACTTTGGACAAGAAATTGGTAACAATTATGCCAAATGTAAAGTACAAAAGTGTAATCCAAAAATTAGCTACAAGTGGTATCGTACAAGATGCATCTTGTGACTTCACAACTTCAGGTAGTGTATCTATCTCTGAACAAATTTTACAACCAAAAGAATTACAAGTTAACTTACAATTATGTAAGCAAGAGTTTGTAGCATCTTGGGAAGCTTTACAATTAGGTTTCTCTGCATTTGATGAAATCCCTAAGTCATTCAACGATTACTTAGTATCTTATGTAGGTGGCGTAGTTGCACAAGCAACAGAAGAAAACATCTGGGCTGGAACTAACTCAAATGGTTCTTTCACAGGTTTCCAAACTTTATTCTCTGCATCAATTGCAGCGGGTGGTGCAACTGCAGTTTTACCTGCAAGAAGTGCTGGTACAGGTTCTATCATCTCTGGTAGTGTAACTTCTACAAATGTAATCTCAGTATTAAACGATGTTTACTTAACAATCCCTAAGACTGTATTTGGTAAACCAGATTTATTAATCTATGTATCTACTGATGTAGCTAGAGATTACCAAGCAGCTTTAGCTGGTGGTGGTGCTAGTGGTTTAGGTGCTAATGGTTTCAATAATCAGCTTAATGTTGGTGAAAAACCAATGAACTTCAATGGTATTGAAATGGTAATGTGTCCAGGTATGGGTACTAACAAAATCGTTGCAGCACAAAAGTCTAACTTGTTCTTCGGGACAGGCCTTTTATCTGATTACAATGAAACAAAAGTAATTGATATGGCTGATATTGATGGTTCTCAAAATTACAGAATTATCATGAGATTTACTTCTGGTGTTCAGTTCGGTGTTGGACAGGATATCGTATACTTCGGTGCATACTAAAAATAACTAATAGGTCGGTGGGGGTTAAAATCCTCACCAACTTATTTTAACTAACAAAATTAAAAATTAATCATTATGGCAGGTTGTAACTTATCAGCTGGAAGAAACGAAGTGTGTAAAGAGAGTGTAGGTGGACTTCAAGGAGTTTACTTCATTAACTACACAACAGGGTCTTTCACTAAGAATGTAAATGGTGAATTAACTGCAGTACCATCAGGTAGTGTGTTATATTACTATTCTTTAAAAGGTTCAAGTGCTTATACTGAAACTGTTAACACTTCAAGAGATAACGGTACTACATTCTTCTCACAAGAA